GATGTTGTTCCCTTTTTTTGGTGGGCATCATTGCAAGTAATTTAGTTCCGATGGGTTTCCCTCATTGTTGGGTGTCACCTTCGGTCAAGGCTGGACTACTTAACCAGTATTCAGCATAAGACCATATTTATTCGCCATATGGTAGGCGTACCTCTCGTGCAACCCGCTTTTATTTAACGTCCTGCAGTTGTTGGACCCCCTGTTGCGCTCTCGCTGTAGCGGGGTTTGACTCCTATTCGGGTCTTTTAGATTTAATTCTGGGTATGTGGATTTGCCTCCGCCCGTCTTTCGACAGCACAGTTTATGCAAGGAGTATAGTCACCACATTATCGTGTTTTGGGCATCGCTGCGTAAGGGGAGCGAATGATATAGATTTGCATTATCTTAATGCTAACCCAGAACTAAATGTAAAAGTACACAAAAAAAGCGTCTATGTGCTGGGGCTTCCGTAGGGTATAGGCTCCCATACCCCAACACACAAACGCTTTTGCCTACTTATTTCGGAAATTTGCTTCTGCCCGTAATCTTATCAGAAGCTATACTCTATTATTTCATAAAGGTCTTTAAATGTCAAGAGGTATATGATAGACTTAGGGTATATGAAGAAATCTCTCGCTCCAACGGAGCTCAGGAAGAAGCGGAAACCTGCCCGCCAGGCAGAAGAAGAGAAGATAGACCTCATGGGTTCTGAGACAGAAAGCGAGGGACGGAAAGCGACCCAGAAGATAATGGAGGAAGAGAAGAAGAAACAGAAGAAAAAAGAAGAGGATGAGCTTAATATGCTTGATTTGCGGAGACGGACGGTCTTTTCCTATCGGGAACTCCTCATGATTTCCCTCCACCAGTTAGTCTTGAACATCCAGATGCCCAATACCTATTCGTGGGGCGTGTGGTTTGACGGAAAAGGGATTATCCTGAAGATTGTGGACAAGAAGAAACAAACCCACGTCAGGGCATTCAGGCAATCGAACGACCCCGTTCATGACAGGAATGCCATACGGACTCTCGCAGTCTGGGCGGAGGATATCTTCGACAAGTGCGAGGGGAAATTAGAAAGCGATATATGGACACCACACCAGTAGATGATGCGGCCAAACTCCGTGAAGCGGTTCTCGTGAATCAGCGGCTTCTCAAGATGAAATGGACCCGTGACCTCTACTCCTTCAATACCCAATGTCTCATGGCCGAGAAAGGAAAGGGAAGGGTGAAGCTCGGGAAAGTCCACCGTGAGATGTGCAACTTCGTAGACCGAAATCCACAGAGGCAGAAAATCCTCCTTATCCCCCGTGGATGCTTAAAGAGCACCCTCATCACCATTGGAAAGACCCTCCAATGGATAGCGGAGAACCCCTCGGTCCGTGTCTTAATCGCAAATGCTACCTACTCGATGGCCACGGCATTTTTGAATGTGATAAAGAGACACCTGACGAATAACGAGATGTATCGGGAGATATTCGGGAACCTTGCCCTCGACCCCGAGAAGTGGTCGGAGAACATGATTACCCTAAACCAAGCTCATGTCATAGGAGGAGAGAAAGAGGCTACGGTCTTTTGCTACGGGATAGGGGGAAACCTTGTCTCCCAACACTACGACAAAATCATACTGGATGACGTGGTGAACGAGGACACCGTCTCCACCAAGGAGCAGATAGAGAAGACCATCCAGTTCTATCGTATGTGCCAGCCACTTCTTGAGAAGGGGGGAGAGATGATAATTATCGGGACGAGGTGGAGGGAGGATGACCTGTACGGCTGGCTCATGGACAAGGAAAACGGGGTGGTGCAGGATTTTGATATGTTCTTTAGAACTGCAATAACTGATGAGTTGTGGGACGAGGGAAAGAAGGAGTTTGTGAAGGGAACTGTTCTCTGGCCTGAGAAATATAATCTAAAGGATTTATCCGAGATTAAACGCAAGATGGGCCCCTATGCCTTCTCTTCGCAATATCTCAATAACCCAGTTTCACAAGCTGATGCAGACTTCAAGAAAATTTGGTTCAAATACTATGAAACCGCTGACATCAGAGGAATGGACATGAACCGCTACACCTTCGTTGACCCTGCCATCTCGATAGAAGCACAGGCCGATTATTCAGCTATCGTAACTGTCGGGGTGGACCAGTACTCTAATATATATATATTAGATATAGAACGTGAGCGGATGAAACCTGACGAGCTTATCAACGCAATATTCAGGACGTATGAACGGTGGCATCCCCAATCCATCGGGGTGGAACAGGTCGGGTTCCAGAAGACGCTCCGCTACTCACTCAAGAAAGAAGAAGAGGAGAGGAAGCGGTTTCTGAATATCGTGGAATTGAAACCAGACGGACGCAACAAAGACCAACGGATACGGGGTCTGCAACCCCAGTATGCCTCGGGCAAGGTCTTGCATAATAGGGATTTGATGTATAACATATACCTAGAGGATGAACTTTTGAGATTTCCGAGGGGCAAGCACGATGACATGATAGATGCGCTTGCTTACTCGCTTGATTTTATCCATCCTCCCGTTAAACGTGTGAGCGGGAATAGAAGACATAAATATCTCTATGGCTGATACAAAAAAGGTACCGAAAATACGGGAATACTACAAACCCTCCCCCAAGGAAGAAGAGTCCCTTCAATTCGTCTATACGAGATTTACCTCGATGAAGGACAACCCCAAAAGACAGGATGCAATAAAAGAATGGGATGCAGGAGAAAGGGCGTGGGACCAGTACTCGAAGGCAGACGAAAAACTGGAAGAATGGCAGGCCGACTATTATGTCCCCCTCACTACTTCAACCGTAGAACAGATACTCTCCGAGATGATTGACCAGTCCCCGAGGCCGATAATCCTCCCTCTCTCGGGTGAGGATAAGCCCCGAGCAACCGTCATGCGTCATGCGTTTGACTTTACCTGGGAGACCGCAGACGGGGACGAGGAGTTGGAGAACGTCCTCAAGGATTGTCTCATCTATGGGAATGGGTTCGCTCAGGAATACTACTGGAAGGACAGACGGATGATTCGTTCCCTCTCGGGACTCAAGAAAGCAAACGGGAAAAAGATTCCCGAGTACAGGGAGAGCGAGATATTCGAGTACGATGACTGTTATATGGAGAGTGTCTCACCCTATGAACTGTATTTTGATGAGGTCGCACGCACGATAAACAGAGGACCATACAAGGCCCGTGACGCCATCAGAAGATATATCATGAAGTTGGATGATTTCAAGACATTTTTCTCAGGGGACGTGTGGAACCCTCTCGGGAATGTACGGTTTGTCCGCCCAGGGGGAGATACGAATTGGTATTCCTACTACAAGCCACCCGAAGACGTAGACAAGAAAGACGAGGTAGAGGTATTATGGTACTGGTCACGTTCACCAAATGATTCTCTTCGGATTGTGGCGAATGACGTCCTTATCAAAGACGGCCCCAATCCCTACAAGCACAAACAGCTTCCCTTCGCCATGACCTATGACGTCAAACGGCCTCACCAGTTCTATCACAAGGGTGAACCGAAACTCCTCGAGAGTGTTCAGAAGGAGTTGAATATCATTCGGAGAATGATTACCGACAGAAACCACCTGGATATCGACAAGATGTGGCTCATCGGACGTAACGAGATGATGAATGAGGACGATTCCATATCACGGCCTCACGGGATAATCAGGGTCGATGACCCCTCAAACTACAAGCCTGTTGAATACGGAGATGTACCTGCTTCTGTCAGTCTCACGCTTGGAGAGATTCAGAAAGACGCAACCCGTGTAACAGGTGTGAATGACAGATTCTCCGTAGGTCAGACACCGATAACGGCAACGGACGCAGCCATCAAGAAAGAACAGATGATGCAGTCCATAAAAGCGAAACTCCGCAGACTCGAAAAGGGCTTCTTGGTTGACATAGGAAGGATGAGGGTCTCAAACATCATCCAGTTCTATTCCCAACCAAAACTGGAGAAGATTCTTGGAGAGGAAGGAACTGCGGAGTTTGAAAAAGAAAAAACAGAAGCACAACGCAAGGGATATCTGCAATTCATGGAAGGAAGTTATTACAAGGCAGAGTATCGGAATATGCGTGTGAAAGGAAAGGAACTTGTCCCCAACGAACGGGGAGTCATCACCGAGAAACCGCTCCAAGGATACTCGTTTTTTGATTTGAAACCAGAATACTTCGTTCCTGTTGCCCGTGGAGGATTTCAGATACGGTTTGAGGCTGGTTCTACCATGCCCGTATCCAAATCCCTCATGATTAAACAAACACAGGATGCGGTAGTCCAACTCATGCCTCTTGCAACATCAGGGATAGGATATGACCCTGTGAAGTTGGGGGATGAGCTTTTGAAGAGCTTGGACAAAGACCCAGATGACTACAAGATTGAGAGTGCAGAGAAAGATGTTTCGCAGGCTCGTGAGGAAATCCTCATCAACCTAGCTTCTCAAGAAAACGAGGAGGTCACCAAGGGAGCTCCTATCCCACCGATGGGTACTCCTTATGCAACCGCAGCTCATACGAAAATACATCTTGCCTATATGAGAAGTCCTCAAGGCAAGGGAATGCCTGACCAGAACTTCAGGCTTCTTACCAAACACGCAATGGGTGAAATTAGTGCTCAGAGTATGCGGGGAGATGTTGCGAGCATGACAGGCCAGATGTCGCCTAACGCCAATAGTGCTCCAGGCGCAACACAACCTCCAGCTGGTTCATCTCCCCCATATAACGCAGAAAATAAGGCAGTCCAACCAAACATGATTCAGGGAGGGGAAGAAACCCAAGGAACGCAGAAAGGTTCCATCATGAATCGTGTATTTTCATTATTAGGTAGAAAGAGATAATATGGAACCAGAATTAAGCTATATAGGAAGAATGAGTAAATCATTTGATAAATTAAATGAGTTGGATTATGGTGGAAACTCTAATATAGAAACACCAAATTATCAGCCAAAACCATTGATAAACAAAACTTGGAAGGAT